CTTCTGGAACACGCGATCGATCGACGCGCGGACGGTCGAGGGGACGGATCGCGCCGTCTACGACAAGATCATCGCGCAGCATGGCGAGGATTCCGACGAGGCGCGGGTCGAAGTCCGCGGCATGTTTCCGTCCCAAGGGGACAAGCAGTTCATCGGCACATCGCTCGTTGACACGGCTCGATCGCGCGATGTGACTGCGGATCCGGGGGCGCCGCTGGTCCTCGGGGTCGACGTGGCGCGGTTCGGCGATGACCAGTCCGTGCTCTACGTCCGCGCCGGCCGCGACGGTCGGTCCATCCCGCCCTTGAAGTTCAAGGGCATCGACACGGTGCAACTGGCCCAGCGCGTGGCACATGCGGCCGATACACACCGGCCCGACGCGATCTTCGTCGACGGCGCCGGCGTCGGTGGCGGTGTCGTCGACCAGTTGCGGGCGATGAAGTACCGGGTCGTCGACGTGCAATCTGGTGCATCGGCCGACGAAGACCAGCGGTTCCAGAACAAGCGGGCGGAAATCTGGCACCGCATGAAGGAATGGCTGGCCGTCGGCTGCATTCCCGACGACCAGGAGCTCGCCGACGACTTGCTTGGCCCGGAGTACGAGTTCGACAATTCGGGGCGGACGAAGTTGGAATCGGTGGAGAAGATGAAGAAGCGGGGACTGGCTTCGCCAGACATCGCGACGGCATTGGCGATGACGTTCGCATCGACCATCGCCCGCCGGGACAACGCCTCGCGGTCACGAAGGACGGCTGTCGCCTCGGGTATGGACTATCCTGTCCTCGGCTGATATGTTGCGATAATCACAACTGCCTCGAGGTCAATCGTCAATGGGTGGTTTCTTCTCGGCACCTTCGGTCCCAGCGGCTCCCCCGCCGCCACCGCCCCCTCCGACGACGGACACCGCTGCCGTCGAGGAAGCGGCGCGGCGTGAGCGCCAGGTGCGTGCCGCTGCCGGCGGTGGTGCTGCGAACATCCTGACTTCGGGCCAGGGCGACACGACCGAAGCCACGACGGCCAAAGCGGTCTTGCTGGGCCGATGAACCTCCGGGCCTACCTCCTCATGACGACCGCCCTGACCCGGCCGCAATGGCGCTTCGGGATTCTCGGGCCGTTCGTTCCGCTGGGTGGCCCGTGATGGAACAGGACTCCCGCGCAGAAGACATCATCAAGCGGCAGGAGCGTCTTGCCGCCGATCGCACGACCCTCGACTCCCATTGCGAAGAGATTGCCGAGCGCATCCTTCCGCGTATGAAGGGCGCGTTTCAGTCGCTTGGCAACACGTCCCGCAACATGCAGGGCGAGAAGAACACCGAGAAGATGCTGGATTCCACGGGCGCCATCGCCCTGGAACGCTTCGTCGCCGTCCTCGACTCCATGCTGACGCCGCAGAATTCGAAGTGGCACCGGCTCCGCTCGACCGATCCGACCTTGAACCGCGACTCCGAAGTGGCGCGGTGGTTCGACGCGGTGAACGACATCCTGTTCCGCCAGCGCTACGCGCCCGAGGCCGGCTTCGCGACGCAGAACCATGAGCGCTATGTCTCGCTGGGCGCCTTCGGCACTGGCACGCTGTTCGTTGACAAGCGGGAGAAGGGCGGGCTTCGCTACCGCTGCTATCCGCTGTCCGAGCTCTACATGCTCGAGAACCACCAGGGGATCGTCGACACGATCCACCGCCGGTTCCGCAACACCGCGCGCCAGGCGGTGCAGAAGTTCAAGAAAGAGAATCTGCCCGAGAAGATCCTCAAGGCGGCCGAGGACAAGCCGGAAACCGAGTTCGAGTTCATCCACGCGGTCATGCCGCGCGAGGACATGGAGTACGGCCGCGCCGACTACCGCGGGATGCCGTGGGCGTCGTGCTACGTGTCGGTCGAAGGCAAGAAGACGGTCGAGGAAGGCGGCTACACGTCGTGGCCCTATCCGACGGGCCGGTACGTGCAGGCGCCTGGCGAGACGTATGGCCGCTCGCCGGCGATGACCGTCCTGCCGAACATCAAGGTCTTGAACGAGCAGAAGCGGACGATGCTCAAGATGGGCCATCGCCTCGTGGACCCGATCCTGCTCGCACATGACGATGGCGTCATCGACGCCTTCTCGATGAAGCCGGGCGCGTTGAACTTCGGCGGCATCGACTCGCAGGGGCGCAAGCTCGTGGCCCCGCTGGACATGCCTTCGGGTCAGTTGCAGAACCTCGACAAGCTGATGGACCAGGAGCGGGCGCCGGTCAACGACGCCTTCCTCGTCACGCTGTTCCAGATCCTCGTCGAATCGCCGACGATGACGGCGACCGAAGTGCTGGAACGCACGCGCGAAAAGGGCCTGCTGATGAACCCGACGCTGGCCCGCCAGATGTCGGATTATCTCGGGCCGCTGATCGAACGCGAAATCGACGTGCTGAATCGGCAGGGCCTTCTGCCCCCGATGCCCGCGTTGCTGGCCGACGCCGGCGGCGAATACGAAATCGTCTACGAGTCTCCGCTGGCGCGGAACATGCGCTACGAAGAGGGCTCGGGCCTGATGCGCCTTCTTGAGATGGCAGGCACGTACGCCAACGCCACGCAGGATCCGCGCCCCCTCGACTGGTTCGACTTCGACGCCGCGGTGCCTGCGTTGGCCGACATCCTCGGCGTTCCGGCCCGCTGGATCTCGACGCCGGCACAGGTCGAGGCGAACCGTGCAAAGCGTGACCAGCAGGCGCAGATGGCGGCGATTTCGCAGGCGGCCCCGGGCGCTGCGGCTGTCATCAAGGCGCTGAAGCCTGCCGGGGCGGCTGCTTGATTTCTGAAATTCGGGACAAGCTCTACAGTGTCTTCTCGTCGCGCCGCGGCGACTATCTGACGACGTTCAACAACCCCGTCGGCGAGCGCGTCCTTGCGGACCTCGCAGAGTTCTGCAGGGCGCGGGTGCCGACGTTCCACGAGAACGAACGCGCCCACGCGCTGCTGGAAGGCCGGCGCGAGGTGTGGCTGCGGATCAACAAGTACCTGAATCTCTCCGACCGCGAGATCCAGCAGATCATCGAAAAAAAGGGGGCCGACGGTTAAGCCGGCCCCCAAGTTGGGGAGGAAACGCTCGTGACGGGGGTCACAGGAGCATTGAGATAATCGCAACTCCGAAAGGATAAGTCAACATGGTCGATACGCCCCCGCCGCCCCCCGCTGGTGGACAAGGTGACACCCCGCCGCCGGCCGCCGCTCCGAACTGGATCGACGCGATCGCGGACGCCGACACGAAGGGCTGGGTCCAGACCAAGGGCTTCAAGGAGCCCGCGGACGTCGTCACGTCGTACCGGAACCTCGAGAAGCTGATGGGCGCCGACCGCGCCGGGCGCACCGTGGTCCTGCCGACGAAGTGGGACGATCCCAAGGAAGTCGAGCCGTTCTTCGAGAAGCTGGGCCGGCCGAAGGTGCCGGACGGCTACAAGCTGCCCGAGGGTGCGGACAAGGAATTTGGCAAGTGGGCGCAGACGACGTTCCACAAGGCCGGCCTCTCCGACCGCCAGGCCGAGCTCGTGATGAACGAGTGGGGCGGGCTGGTCGAAGGCAAAACGAAGGCGACGGCGGAAGCCAAGGCGGCGGCGATCGCTGCTGACAAGGAAGCCCTCGGCAAGGAGTGGGGTGCCGCCCACGACGCCAAGATCGCGACGGCCAAGCAGGCGGTTACGGCTTTCGGCTTCGACGAGGCGACGATCACGAAGCTCGAGGACGCGCTGGGCTTCGCCGGCGTGATGAAGTTCATGGCCGGGCTGGGCGAGAAGGTCGGCGAGGCGCGCGCGGTCAACGGCGATGGCTCGTCGCCCGGCGGCCCGATGACGCCCGCGTCGGCGCAGGCGCAGATTCGAGAACTCAAAGCCGACCCCGAGTTCGTCCGCAAATACATCGCGGGCGACTTCGATGCGAAGCAGAAAATGGAACAGCTTCACAAGTGGGCTTACCCGGCAGGGGGTTGACAATGGCAAACCCCGATGTGATTATCGCAACGACGCCGGAAAGTATCCGGCTCGATTGCCTGCGACTGGCACATCGGCACGACCTCGACCCGGAACGAGTGGTCGAACGCGCCGAGGTGTTCGCCAAGTACGTCAACGGCAGCACGACACCCTCCCGTTCGGCAACCCCGGGGAGGGGAACCAAGAAGGACAATCCGCTGTCGTAGCGGACCCTTTGGGCAGGCTGGGAAGACAGCCACCGCGCCCTCGGTCATGGGCATGAAGACGGCCCCTCACGGACAAGCCCTTCGATCAGTTCGAAGCGTTTCACCCCAAAGAGAGGACCATCCTCATGTCTGTGAACATCCCCACCCACTACGTGCAGCAGTACAGCACGAACCTCGATTTCCTTCTCCAGCAGAAGGGCTCGAAGCTGCGCGGCCTCGTGTCGTCCGGTTCCCATGTCGGCAAGGCGGCTTCGCCCGTCGACCAGATCGGCAAGGTCGAGATGCAGGCGGTCACGTCGCGCTTCTCGCCGATGGGCCGCGTTGACGCCCCGACCGATCGCCGCTGGGTCTACCCCTCGGACTTCGACCTCCCGCAGCTTCTCGACTCGTTCGACGAGCTCCGTCTCATCACGGATCCGAAGTCGAAGTACTCGCAGAACGCCGCGATGGCGGCTGGCCGCAAGATGGACACGATCATCCTGACTGCGGCCCTCGGCACGGCCAAGACCGGCGAAGCCGGCGGCACGAGCACGACGTTCACGTCGGGCAACGAAGTCGACGTCGCCGTTGGCGGCGCCAACTCGAAGCTCAACGTGGCGAAGCTGCGTGAGTGCCGTCGCCTGATGATGGCGAACCACGTCGACCTCGACATGGAAACGCCCATCCTGCCGATCACCGCCGCCGACCACGACGCGCTTCTGGGCGAAATCCAGGTCGTGTCGCGTGACTTCAACGGCGGCGCTCCGGTCCTGCAGAACGGTCGCATCTCGGAGTTCATGGGCTTCCGCTTCGTCCATTGCGAACTCGTCGAGACGGTCTGCGCCGGCACGAACGAAGTCACCATTCCGGTGTGGGTGCCCTCGGGCATGTACCTCGGCATGTGGAACGACTTCACCGCGAACGTCTCGCAGCGTAACGACCTGCAGGGCGAGCCGTGGCAGCTCTACACGAAGATGACCGTCGGGGCGACGCGCCTCGAGGAAAATCGCGTGTACGCCATCGAATCCTACCGCTCGTAATAGCGGTCAGACCTGAAAGGAATAGACTATGGCTGTCGTAACCACGAAGTCGACGCAGATCACCAATCGCGACGCCACTCCTGTCGTGCTTAACAACGCCCGCCTCACGCGGGCCGACGTCAAGCACGCCCGGGCGGTGGTCGCGATCGCGAACGGTGACTCTGCCACGTCGAAGCTCATCTTCTTCTCCATCCCGTCGAACGCGATTCCCATCTCGGTTCGCGTCTCGTCGCCCGACATCGGCACCACGACCGCAGCGGACATCGGCCTCTACCAGACCACGGCCAATGGCGGTGCGGTTGCCGACGTCGACTTCTTCGGCTCGGCGGTGTCGCTCTCGGGCGGCGCCCTGTCGAAGTCGGAGGTCGTCAACGAGGCGGCTGCTGTCGCCACGCCGGCGAACGGTGAAAAGACCGTGTGGGAATTGCTCGGCCTTTCGGCCGACTCTGCCCGCGACTACGACGTCGTCGCGACGCTGACCGGTGCGGCCGATGCGGCCGGATCGGTCTTGCTCGAAATCGACTACGTCATCTGACGAAACGGGGGTGGGGCTTCGGCTCCACCCTCTCTTTCCTTCGGAGAACTGAAACATGGCCGATCGCTTTTACAGTGTCGTCAAGGGCGAGCACTTCCCCAGCCAGGTAACGGAAGGGTCGAGCACGTCGAGCGAGGCCATCGAGCTTCGCGTCAGCGACACGATCTACACGAACAAGATCGACGTTCTTCTCGGGCTGCGCGCCATCGTGGCGTACCTCGAGACGGTGGAAACCAGCCCGATCGCGTAAGGAGTACCGACCTTGGCCGAACTAAGCGCAACACGCGAAGACCTCAAGACCGGGATGCCGGCGTGCATCATCGGCTGGACCGGGTTGCGCAACGGCGACACGGGCGCCGCGGTCGAACTGGTCGACTTCGCTGACAAGACGGTGACTGTCACGGGCACCTTCGGGACCGGCGGCACCATCGTCCTGCAGGGATCGAATGATGGCTCGAACTGGTTTTCGCTGACGGATCCGCAGGCAAACGCCATTTCCAAGACTGCGGCGGCGATGGAAATCGTTCTCGAAGCCCCGCGATACATCCGCCCCAACGTCACGGCCGGCGACGGCACGACGAGCCTGGCGGTCCAAATGTGCTGCCGCAGGAGCGCCCGATGACCGACATGAGTTTCACGCAGGCGGCCGACGAGGTCCGCAAGCTGCTTCGGGGCTTGAAGGCCATCGACGTTGTGGCCGAGGCCTTGGAGAAGGTCGGGTCGATCGACAACGCCCGCCGCGAGGCCGAGGCCAAGCTGCCGGTTGTGCGCGGCGAACTGGACGCGGCGAACGTTGCCGTCGAGGCCGCGCGTGCCGAAAGCGTTAAGATCATCGCAACAGCGAACGCCGAAGCCGAGGGTATCGCGGCGAACGCGCGCGAACAGGTTCGTGCGTTGAAGGCTGCGACCGCATCCGAGATTGCCGAAGCGGAAGCCGCTGCGAGCGCCAAGGTCGCGAACGCGGAAGCGAAGGTGGCCGAGCAGCGCGAGACGCGCGACGCCCTGGCCGCTGAAATCAAGACGCTAACGGCCGAGCGCGACACCATCGCCAAAGGACTCGCGGCAATTCGCGCCAGCATCGGGGGCTGATCCGTGGCATCCAAGACAACGCAGTCTGCCAACGACATCATCAACTACATGGCTCGCGGTGTAGCGCCGTCCTGGAACGGTGCGACGACGCTCTATTTGTCGCTGCATGCTTCCGCGATCGCACTCGGCTCCGACATCACGGACGACGAGATATCCTATACCGGCTATGCCCGCCAGCCGATTGCCCGCAACGCGTCGGGCGAGTTCGACATCGCGTCTGGTGGCGGCACGGCCAACAACGTGCAGGTCTTGTTCGGCGTGGCGACGGCAGGCTCGTTCCCCATCGCGGCAACCCATCTCGGGATCAGCGCAGCGGCATCGGGGGCTGGCACCTGCATTGCCAGCGGCACGATTGCTGGCGGCGGCGTGACGATCAACACGAACAGCAACCCGACGATCCTGATCGGCAACCTCGTCTGGCTGGAGCAGTAACATGACCGGATTTTCCAGCCACGCCGATTTCATGCTTGAGACGACGACGAACGCCAAGCGTGCGCCCATCGACTTCAACCGGACCATCGACACGGGCGCCACGACGGCTGCGGGTCGCTGGCACGGTGCGTTCACGTCGGGTGGTACGGGCGGTGCGATGACGCTGACCGGCACCGCTGGCACCGGCATTGTGATGAACCGCTCGACGGCGGGCGCTCTCCCGCTGGGTGCGGACGTGTCGACCGACACGCGCCACGCTTTGTCCGGCTATGCGATGACATCCTCGGCGCTCGTCGCCCCGGCCTCTGTGCTCCTGACCGACATCATCCATATCTACCCGTCCTGCGTTGTTGTCACAACGCCGACGACACTTTCCAACCATCCGACATGGACGGGTACGGGCGATACCCGTATGACCAGCGCTGTTGGGGTCCAGCTTTCGGCACTTCTCACCACTGCCGGTACCGTAGCGGGCACCCTTAATTTTACCTACCTGGACCAGGCTGGCAACTCGACCAACGTCGCCGGCATTCAGGGGTCGTCGCTCAGTTCCGTGGTTGCGGCGCACCCGACCGGCTGCTTCCTTGCTTCGGGCCAAGCGACGACCGGCAACAACGGTGGTTTGTTCATGCCGCTGGCGGCGGGCGATACCGGCGTGCAGCGTGTGTCGAGCTACACGATCACGACCAACATCACGTCGGGTGTTGCGTGCCTCATGCTGCACCGCCCGATCTGCTATCTGCCGATCGGTATTCAGGGTGGCCTGACGCTGGTCGACTTCTATCAAATGGGCCTGCCCCGCATCTATGACGATAGCTGCCTCGGCCTCATTACGATGGTCGGCGCGGCAACCACGGCAGCGCAGACGATCCAAGGGCAAATCTTCACCGGGTGGGGCTGATGCCTTCGCTCAACCCGGAGGCGCTCCCCGAAGAACTGGTTCCGATGTTCGAGCTTCTCATAGCCGAGAACCCGGACCCCATGTCGCTTGCCATTGCGGCGTGGAACGCGAGCGCCCGCTACGAGCAGGGAGAGCGCCTTGATCTACGTCGGGGTTAGCAACCGCATCGGGTCGCAGATGGCGTGCCGCATGGGGAACCATGTCGGTGCGGTTTCTATGGCGCATGCCGGCATCCACCGGAAGAACGTGAAGCATTCCTACATGCGGACGTTCGGCACCGGCTCGTCTTATCCAGAGGGCTTCAACAACATCAACGCCATCGACATGCCGCTCGATGAAGTGGCGACGGTGGCCTGCGTCATCTACGGCGAAGGCACCCTGACGCCGACAGCGCAGAACCGCGAGAATGTCGAAGCGACGATCACTGGCGAAGGCTCGTTCACGGCCGAGGTCAACGAAGGCGTCAACGTCGTCGTGACCGTGACCGGCGAGGGAACGCTGACGCCGACTGTCCACAACCGCGAAGTCGTTGCCGTCACCATCGACGCTGGCTCGCGGCCTTCGGCCTTCGACATCGCACAGGAATTGCTCGGCACGACGGCGGACGGCACGCTGACTATCGGCCAAGCGTTCAAGATCATGCTCGCCGCACTAGCGGGCAAGGTTTCCGGGGCAGGTACGTCGACTATCACGTTCCGGGATGTGGACGACACGAAAGACCGGATCGTGGCTGCGGTGGATTCCAACGGCAACCGAACGAGCGTGACCAAAGATGTTTCCTAAAGGCTTCTTCGCAGCTTCGTTCTTTGCGCCGACCTACTTTGCGCCGGCGGATGACGGCTCTACGCCGGATGCGTCGACGTCGAATCGCATCGTTATTCTGCGCCGTATCGGAGTGAGGTGACGCATGGCAACGTCTGACGTCCAGATCGCGAACCGGGCACTTGGAAAGCTGGGCAGCACGACCATCGTGTCGCTCACGCAGGACAGTCCGGCCGCGCGTGCGATCAACAACATCTACACCGGCATCCGTCGCTCGGAGATCCGCAAGCATCCGTGGAACTTCGCCAAGACGCGCGTGTCGATCGCTGCGGATGCCGACGCCCCGGAGTTCGATTTCGGCTACCGTTTCCGCCAGCCGGCCGACTGCCTGCGCGTCTTGAACAAGGCCGACGTCGACTGGAAGATCGAGGGGCAGTACATCCTCTCGAACGACGGCGGCCCGCTCGAAGTCCAGTATCTCGCGGATGTCACCGATCCCAACGTGTTCGACGAAGCCTTCATCGAAGCCTTCGCGTCGAAGATCGCCTACGAGATCGCCGAGAAGCTGTCGTCCTCGACCGAAAAGAAGAAGTCGGCCGGCGAGGATTACCGCTTTGCCTTGGCCGAAGCCCGGCGCACGAACGCCATCGAGCGCATGTCGGAAGATCGCATCGAGGATGACTGGGAACGGGCGCGGCGCTGATGCCCCTGTTTTCCCCCATCATTTCGTCGCTCAACGCGGGTGAGTTCTCCCCGCTCTTGGGCGGACGAGTGGACTTCGAGAAGTACCCGAAGGGCCTCAAGCTCTGCGAGAACTTCATCCCGCTCGTGCAGGGCCCGATCATGCGTCGGCCCGGCACGGTGTTCGCGGCCGAGGTCAAGGACTCGTCGAAGCGAACGGCCTTGGTCAAGTTCGAGTTCTCGACGACGCAGGCGTACGTCTTGGAGTTTGGCGACCTCTACATGCGGGTCTTCAAGGACCAGGCGCAAGTCACCGAGACCGCGCAGAACATCACAGGCATCACGGCGGCCAACCCCGGCGTTGTCACCTATGCCGGTGCAGACAACTACGCCAACGGGAATCAGGTCTTCATCTCGGGCGTGGTTGGCATGACGCAAGTCAACAACCGCCGCTTCACCGTCGCCAACGTCAACACGGGCGCCAACACGTTCGAACTGTCGGGCGTGAATACGTCGGCCTACACGGCGTATTCCTCGGGCGGCACGATAGCCGAAATGTACGAAATCGCGACCCCTTACGCGCAGGCGGATCTGTTCGACGCGAACGGGGCCTTGCGACTCAAGTTCGCGCAGTCGGCCGACGTCCTCTACATCGCGCATCCGTCATATGTGCGCCACAAGCTGTCGCGCACGGGCCATACGGCATGGACCCTGGCGGCCATCGCCAACAATGACGGCCCGTACCTGAATACGAACGCGACCGCGACGACGCTGACGCTCGGGGCCACGTCAGGCACGGGCGTCACGCTGACGGCAAGCTCGGTGACAGGCATCAACAACGGCGCCGGCTTCGCCGCGACCGACGTCGGCCGGGCCGTCCGCATCAAGCATTCGAGCCTGTGGGGCTGGGGTAACATCGCCAGCTTCATCGACACGACACACGTCACGATCGACATCGTCCGCACTTTCGGCGCCACTACCGGCACCGTGGACTGGCGCCTCGGCGTGTGGAGCGGGACGACCGGATACCCGACATGCGTGGGCTTCTACGGCGACCGGCTCTATTGGGCTGGGCCGTCGTCATTCCCGCAGCGCGTGGACGGGTCGGTCGTCACGGATTACGACAACTTCGAACCGACGTCCTTCGTCGCAGGATCCACAACGGACAACACCGTCATCGCGGATGACGACGGCGTGGCGTTCTCGCTCGGCGGCGACGAGGTCAACGCCATAAAGGCGATCGTCGGCGGCGAGCAGGGCATATCGATCATGACGGTCGGCGGCGAGTGGATCGCCCGCCCGTCGAACCAGAACGAAGCCATCACGCCGACGAACGTGCGCGCTACGCAGTCGACCAATTGGGGCTGCAATGGGGTTGCACCCATTCGCGCCGGCCGGGCCAACCTGTTCGTCCAGCGCGACCGCCGCACCCTACGCGAGCTTGCCTACGTATTCGCGGAGGACGGATTCAAGACGCCCGACATCTCGATCGCGGCGGAGCATCTGCCGCGCCCCGGTATCTGCGCGATGGCCTTCCAGAAGTCGCCGCAAACGATTCTGTGGCTGGTTCGCGAGGACGGCAAGTTGGTCAGTGTCACCTACGACAGGGACCAGGACGCGATCGCGTGGTGCCGCCACACCATCGGCGGAGAGTTCTCGGGCGGGGAAGCCGTCGTCGAGAGCTGCGCCGTCATTCCGAACATCGGCGGCGCGGCCGACCAGCTTTGGCTCGTTGTAAAGCGGACCATCAACGGCTCAACGAAGCGCTACATCGAGTACCTGACGCCGATGTGGGACGAAAGCATCGACAAGACCGAGGCCTATTTCGTCGATTGCGGCCTGCAGTATGACGGGGCCGCAGCTTCGTCGTTCTCCGGCCTGTGGCATCTGGAAGGCGAGGACGTCGACATCCTGGCGAACGGCGCCGTGCGCCCGACGGATACGATCGCGTCGGGCACGGTCGCCCTCACGTCCGGCACGGCCACGAAGGCGTCGATCGGCCTCCACTACGATTCGAATGCGTGGACGGAGCGGTTGGAAGTACGTTCCGCCTCGGGGTCCGTCCAGGGCAAGGCCAAGCGCATCACGAAGGTCATGCTCCGGTTTTGGCAAACCCTTGGCGGCAAGTACGGCCCCGACGAGGACAATCTGACGACGATCGTGTGGCGCACGGCATCGGATCCGATGAACGCTTCGTCGCCCTTGAAGGACGAGGACATCACGCTCGACTTCGATGCGCCCTACGACACCGACGGACGCATTTACATCCGGCAGGATCAACCCCTCCCGATGACCCTGCTTGCCGCCGTCCCCGAAATGTGGACAGACATATGAGGGTCGTTCCCTACGAGCCCCGGCACCTTGACGAGATGACGATGCAGCCGTCGCAGCGGTACTTGCGCGACTTCGTCACGCCGGAAGCCGCCGCCGCCGTCGCCGGGTTCCCGGCGTACACGGCGCTGGCCGGCGACGACGTCATCGGCTGCGGCGGCGTCGTGCCCATTTGGCCGGGGCGGGCCGCGGCCTGGTCTTTCATTTCGAACAAGGCGGGGCCGCACTTCATCGCCATCACGAGAGCGGTTCGCAAGTTCCTCGACGCCCAGCCGCAGGACCGGATCGAAACGACGGTCGACATCGACTTCGTCGACGGTCACCGTTGGGCGCAGATGTTGGGCTTCCGCCTCGAGGCTGGTAGGATGTCAAAGTATCGTCCCGACGGCGGGATGTGTTCGCTATATGCACGGGTGCGCGCATGAGTGGCGTTGAGCTTTTCGCATTGCCGGCAGCCATCGGCGGCGGCACCGTAACGCTCGGTACGGCGGCCACGGCGCTCGGCACGGTCTTTTCCGCTGTGTCCGCCATCTCGTCGGGCAACGCCGCACGTGCATCGGGTGACTATAACGCTGCTCTCTACGCGCAGAACGCCGAGGTCACGCGCCAGCGGGCGCAGATGGACGAGAACCGCCAGCGCCGCCTTGCCGCGCAGCGCGCGGGTGCCAACGTCGCGGCGGCCGGTGCCTCCGGCCTGCAGCTTAACGGCTCGGCGCTCGACGTGCTGGAATCGAACGCCGCGCAGGAAGAACTCGACGCCCTGACGATCCGCTGGAACGGACAGACGTCCGCGAACAGTCTCGACGCCCAAGGTGCGCTTGCGAGCGCACGCGGACGGTCGGCGCAGACTCAAGGCTATGTCGGCGCGGGGGCCACGTTGCTTCTCGGCGGCGCTAAGGCCGCTGACACGCTCAAGTATCCTGTACCAAAGAGGGTCTGATGCCGAAGCTCCAACAGTATACGGCCCAGCAGTCCCTCACCATTCCGGGCGGCGGACTTTCGACGCCTGCGGCCTTCGGCGGCGGCTCGAACACCGCCGGGCAGGCGATCAGCCAGGCCGCCGACTTTTTTCAGCAGAAGGCGGAACGCGACCAGTTGGCCGGCGTCAATCTCGATATGGCGAAGGTCCGCGGCGATTGGATCGAGAACCTGTCGAAGCGCATGGACGAGGCGCCGGCCGGCGCTCCCGATTTCACGAAGGGCGTCGTCGACGAATACGACAAGGCGATGGAAAAGATGCGCTCGGAGCGCAGCCTGCCGCGTCATATCGCCGACAAGTTGTCGCTCGAACAGGCGCAGTTCAAGGACCAGCTTATAAGCCGGGCGACGGCTTTCGAGGCTTCGGCCCGTGCGGCCAAGCGCAAGAACGATGCCGTCGAATACCAGACCGGAATCTCCCGCACGGTGTTCAACGACCCGGCTATGTTTTCGACGGAGCTGGAACGGATCGACCAGACGCTGACGGGCTTCGGGTTGACGGGCGACGCGCACGCCGAGATTTCTCGGAACATGAAAGCGGACCTCGCGCAGAACACCGTGCGCGGCCTCATCAACCGCGGGAACTTGGCGGGCGCCCGCGCCGCTTTGGAAAGCGGGCCCGTTTCCGAGTTCATCTCGGGCGACGCCGCGAACCAGTTGAAGCACGGCATCGACTCCGAACAGCGTCGCCTTGAGGCCGAGGCGCGCGCCGAAGAGGCTCGGCGCAAGGAAGCCGCTACAGCCGAAATCGGCGTGTTGCAGCAGGACGTGTTCGCGGCCATCCAGACGAATGGCAAGTCGCCCGACGAGGGTCGGCTGCGCGCCGCGTACAGCGTGGCGTATGGCGACAAGCCCGAGATGGCCGCGCGCCTGTCGGGGCAAATCGACAACGCCAAGAACTTCTATGTCGCTTCCAAAAGCGTGGCGTTCACGTCGCCCGGCGAAGATCAGGCGATGATCGAGGACTACCGTGCGAAGGCGACGGGCCAGAATGCCGCGCAGTTCGCCAGCCAGGCGGCGACGATGCAGCAGGCGCTCGCGGCGAAGTACCGGGAAATCGGCAACGACCCCGCGCTCTACGTCATGCGGAACGACCCGGAAGTGGCGCGCATGTTGACGGAGGGCGCCAAGGATCCTGAGCTGTTCCGGCAGGGCCTTGCCCGAATGAACCAGTTGCAGGCGAGCCTCGGTGTGCAGGAGTGGAATCGCGCGTACCTCGGCTCGACGGCGGCTTCGCAGATGGCCGCCAGCATCGCGTCGGCCAACCCCGAGCAGGCCGCCAACGAAATCGAGAACATGCGGAACCGGTACGGCGGCTATTTCCCCGCCGTCGTGTCCGAGCTCGAAGCGGCAAAGTTGCCGCCGACCTTCGTCACCCTCGCGCGCATGGACCGCCCGGAGGACTCCGTCCCCCGCGCCAACCTCGCCACGGCCAACCAGATTGGTCCCGAGAAGATGAAGTCCGTCCTCGGCGAGACGCGCGTGAAGGGCATTCACGACAAGGTGTTGAAGGCCGTCGAGGACTATTCGCCGGCGCTGTCGCGGCAGGGCACCTACGCGAACCGCGTACTGGCCGCGGATGTCCAGTCGGTCAACAACCTCGCCCTGTTCTACGCCCAGCAGGGCCAGAGCGACGGCGATGCGGCCGATCGCGCGTACAGCGAGGTCATCGGCTCCCGATACGACTTCGACAAGACGTGGCTGGCGCCGAAGGGCCTCGGTTCCAAAACTCGTGACGCCGCTGATGCGATTATCGCAAATCTGAGCCCGAGCGACTTTGCACCCGAGAAGGGCGGCGACCCGGCGCTGTCGGAGGACTACCGCCGCAACGCCGCGTACCAGGACGCGCGCCGCGGCACGTGGGTCAACACGCCCGGCGGCGACGGCCTCATGCTCATCACGGCGCGCGGACCCGTCGTCAAGGCGAACGGCGACCCCGTGACGTTTACGTTCAAGGATATGGGCAACATCCAGCGTAACCCGCTGCCAAACGTTGGAATGCCGACGCCGTGACCGATCCGTTCAACACCGGCATAACCGTGCCGCCGCTGCCCCGCAATGAGCGGGCGACGGCGTACGGCCTCGACATCCTGCCGGCTTCGTTCGGCGAGGGTTTCGCCGCGCAGTTCGAAGACGCGGCGACACGCAACCCCACGCCGTCGGCCCTTCGCGCTGCGGAACGCTGGAAGTATTACCCGGTGACGGACGAATACGGGACGACGTTCGCCCCTGTCCTGCCGTCGAAGATCCTTACGGCCCAAGAGGCCAACGACCAATACGGCATCCCCGGCCACCTCAAGTTCGATGCCGACACACCGGAACCGATCGCGCAGGAACTCAAGACGCTCAAGACGAAGGAAATAGAGCGTCAGGATACGATGCGCCGCGCGCAGTCGGGCATCGGTACGGGCCTGACCGCGGGCTTGGCCGCGACCATTCTCGACCCGCTCAACGTGGCGTCCGCGTTCATCCCCGTCGTCGGCGAAGCCCGCTACGCGCAGATGGCCGCGCGGTTCGGTGTCGTCGGCGCACGCGCGGCGCGCGGGGCCGCCGAGGGCGCCGTGGGTGCGGCCCTCGTCGAGCCCTTCGTCTACAACGCCGCCCGGCAGGAACAGGCCGACTACACGTCGACCGACAGCCTCATCAACCTGGCGTTTGGCGGTATCCTCGGCGCCGGGCTCCATGTTGGCGGCGGGGCCATCAAGGACCGCTACCTTGGCCGCGCGGTCGACAACCTCCCGGTCGAAGATCGCGACGCCCTGCTTCGGTCTGCGGTGTCTCAGGTTGCCGAGGGGCGGCCGGTCGAGGTCGGCGACCTTCTTCGCCAGCGACTTCTCGGCAACGTCGGCGAGCCCTTGGAAAAGGTGTTCGACGACTTCTTGCCGCCGGAACTCAAGACGATGAAAGCCGCAGAGGCCGCCGCCCCGGAACGAATGGGCCCGGACGCCACGGCGTTTGCGTTGAAAAAGCAAGTCGACGCCGTCGGCAGGCAGGCCGATGCGGCCAATGCCCGTGTGACGCAGTTGACGGAGGACCGGAAGGCCCTTGTCGAGACGGTGAACCAGCCGCTTGTCGACGCTGTGGCGCAGTCGAAGGCCGCTGCGCTTGATGCTCGCAAAGAGTTCGTCGACGCCAAGGCCGAAATGGACCGTGCCCGTCGGCAGGCGAATACGCTGCGCGATGCAGGCATAGGCGATGCCGATCCGAAACTGGTCAAGGCGCTCGAGAAGGAAAAGGCGGCCGAGGCTCGTTTCGTCGAAGCCGAGAAGGCGACGAAGGAAGCCGACGCGAAGGCCGAACTCCACAAGACAGAACTCGCCAATTTCAAGGCGAACGAGTCCAAGCGCATCGGCGACCAGCGGTCGGCGATCGACACGCAGCTCGAACGCGCCAAGGCCGAGGCCGCCCAGCAGAAGCAGAATCTGCAAGATGTCTTGACGGCGGCCGATGCGGAGAAGGAAGGTCGGATGCTCGAACTCCGGTCCCAGCTTGACGCGGCGCGCGAGCAGGCCGTTGTCGCGTTGCGCCAGAAGCTGGCCGAGGCCGCAGCCGCCCCGCGCGTGAAGATGGACCCGACGGAAGCCTCGTTCCTCGCGGACGTCGATCGCCGGGCCGCAGAGGTCAAGGAGCGCCCCGGCGCCGTCGAGGACGAGTTGAAGACTGTCGAAGCCGAGGTCAAGGAACTGGACCGCCTGTTGCCCGCCGACAGCGAGGCGAAGGCGACGACCCCCGCCATGCAGGAGGCCAACGTCTACGCCAAGGCGTGGGAAGAAGCCGTGGCCTGCCGGATAAGGAAATCCTGATGGCCGCACAGGATTGCATCGACGCCGTCCGCAAGGCGAGTGGCGAGAAGTTCGACGACGAGAAGATCGCCGAAATCTTCGAGCTGCTGGACCGTCGCGCCAACCGCCGGATGAAGTCGGACCCGTCCGTCTCCAAGGAACAGGCGTTCCAGAAGGCGGCCGACGAACTCATTGCCGAGAAGAAGCTGGCCGCCCTCATCGAGAAGCGGAACCGGACGATCAATCACATTCGGCGCCAGGCGCTCGAGGACTTCATCGAAAGCGGTCAGATGCCGGCCGCCGACAGTCTCGCCGCCAAAATCTACGGCAAGGAAGGCAAGTTCTTCGGAGCCGGGAACAGCACCGACGCGCAGGCCCACGCCCTACGGCTCAAGCTGCGCGGTGCCCTCATCAATGATTTGGAGAAGGCCGGGCTGCTCGAGGTGGCGAAGAAGTCCGACAAGGACTTCGAACTGCAAGTCGCTCGCGAGATGTCCTTCTTGAACGGCGACACGCAGAGCCCCCGCGCTACGTCCGGACCGGCCCGCAAGCTGGCCGAAATCTTCGTCAAGCACGGGGAGAATGCGCGGCTCCTGCAGAACGACGCCGGGGCCTACATCCGCAAGATCGACGGCTATGTCACGCGCCAGTCGCACGACCAGTTGAAGATTCAGAAGGCCGGCGTCGACAAGTGGGTCAACGACATCAAGCCGCTGCTGGACGAGCGTACGTTCGACAATGTGACGGCGGGCGGCGAGGACTCGTTCCTGCGCGAGATGTATTCGCGCCTTGCCAGCGGCATGCATCTCAAGGCCGAAGGGGCCAGCGACTTCCTCGGCGGCTTCAAGGGGTCGGCAAACCTTGCGAAGAAGGCGAGCGCCGAGCGCGTCCTGCACTTCGCGTCCGCTGACGACTGGATGAAGTACAACGCGACCTACGGCCGGTCGTCCCTCTACGAAGCCGTATCGGAAGCGATCGACTACGGCGCGCGGAACACCGCCGTCATGCGCGATTGGGGCACGAACCCCGAAGCCATGTTCGAGGGGCTGCGCGAGAAATACATAAAGCTGGCCGAGAAGTCGGGCGACGTTAAGGGCATGAAGGCCCTTGGAGATTGGCGTCTGCACGCCGGTTTCAACGCCGTGACCGGGGCTGTCGATGTCCCGGGGAGT